CAAAAAGCAATCTTTCAAAATGGAAACGATGGATTGCATTATGATTTTGACTATAAAAAAAAGGATGCAATTGTAGAAAATTTAAAAAAAGAATTTGACATAAGAAGTAAGATTGGTATTAAAAAATATAACACTACCTTAGAGGAAAATAATAATGATGATTTTTTACAGCATTTAAAAGAAGAATTAATGGATGCGTGTTTATATATCACGAAATTACAAAGTAAAATTAATAAATTAAATAAATAGAAATTATGAGCGAATTAACGATTAACGGAAAAATTAAGTCTTTCACGAAAGTAGAAAGCGGAACTTCTAAAGCAGGTAAGGAATGGCAAAAACAATCCTTCATAGTTGCTAATGATGGCGGTTATGAAAGTAAAGAACAAATATTTTGTTTTGAAGTATTTGGAACTGAAAAAGTAGAAAATCTAACTAAGTTTCAAAAAGTAGGGGATGAGGTTACAGTACAATTCAACATAGGTACAAACGAGTATAACAACCCTACTAAAGGATTGCAATACTTTACCTCCCTAAGTGCTTGGAGAATTGAAAAACTAGCGACTGCACCTGTACAAGAATACGCACCTGTTACATCTGCGGAACTTGAAGAAGAACTTGATGATAATTTACCTTTTTAATTGTCAACTTTTGAAGAAATAAAAACGTTCTTTTCGGATTACAAATTTGAAGAGAACGTTTTAACATTAAGTAATTACGAAACCATAGACGACTTAAAAACATTTGTCTATACACATATATCAATTTTAAATGCAAATAGCGGAAAACGTATTTATTTACCGTACTTTGACAGATTAAAGCGAATATATTTAATAATAAAACAAAATGACCCCAGAAAAAATACTTAAAGATTATTTAGAAGAAATTGTACACAGCAAAAAACTATGTTTAAAATCAAACAATATAAAAGACGCAGAAAGTATACAAGAAATTGAAAACTCTTTTAATTACGCTTTAAATCTAATTAGATACTGGACGCAACAAAAATACTCAGAAAAACAAAAAATATAAAAAATGCAATTAATACCACAGGAAATAAAAGAGCAAAAGAAGCTAAATAGACTATTATTGCTAACTGATATGTTTATACAAGAAATAGACGAAGACGGATTAGAACTTAAAGAAACCACTTTAAATCTAAAGAATAAACTAGAAGAGGTAAACGAAATACTTTTACCAATTCTTGACAAGTTTTACCAAAACAAAAAAGTAAGAAAAACATTATTTTATAGCGACGTTATGAAAAGTTTTGACTACACTTTTAACAGGCATTTTCACATACATTTTAAAGTTAAATAATGAGAATAAACGTAAAACCTTTATCTGTTAATCAATGCTGGGCAGGTCGTAGATTTAAAACACCAAAATATAAATCTTATGAGAAGGAGGTTTTATTAAAATTATCTAAAATAAAGATTCCAGAGGGCAAACTAGAGATACTAGTAACCTTTGGACTATCTTCTAAACTTGCAGACTATGACAACCCTTTAAAAGCCTTTCAAGACATACTATGTAAGAAGTATAATTTTGATGATAGGCGAATTTATAGAGGTATAATCCAAAAAGTTGACGTAAAAAAAGGGGAAGAATTTATTGAATTTTATATAAAAAAGTTTGATTATTAAATAAAATTGATTATATTTGTAACCGGTTACAGTCCTACATTATAGGTAACTTAAAAAATAACATAGTCCTTTATAATGAACTTGACGTAGGACTCAAGGGATTTATAAAGGATTTTTGTATTTAAAATAAATTTAAAAAAATGGATAAAGGATGGATAAGTATACACCGAAAAATAAAGGCTCATTGGCTTTATACAGAGAAACGTGTTTTTAGCAACTTAGAAGCATGGATGGACATATTGTTAACAGTTAACCATTCTGATAAGAAAGTTTTAATAGGAGGTGTTCTTTTTGACGTTAAAAGAGGCGACAGTATAATGTCTTTAGATAGCTGGGCAAAAAGATGGAATTGGAACAAATCTAAGGTTAGAAGGTTTTTAAGTTTGCTAGAAAACGACAAGATGATAATTACAAAAAACGAGATAAAAACGACACGCCTAACTGTCTTACACTATAACAGTTATCAAACAACTGGAAACGCAGACGAAACGCAAGTGAAACACAAACGAAACGCAAGTGAAACGCAGGCGACACCAAACAATAATGATAATAATGTAAACAATGAAAATAATGAAAATAAAAAAGAAATACAGTTTGATTTGTTTTGGAATTTATACGATAAAAAACAAGGTAGAGAAAATTGTTTAAAAAACTTTTGTAGGTTAAGTGATGAAGATATAAATAAAATTTTATTAGTTGTAAAAGATTATGTAATTTTAACACCCGAAACAAAATATAGAAAAATGCCGTTAACTTGGTTAAATGGTAAACATTGGAACGATGAATTAAAAAACAATAAAACATTAAATTATAAACCAGCTAAGCCAACATTTTAATTATGAATAACTTCATAGAATGGAGTTCGTTAGAACTTAAAAAAACAAGTGGTAAAGAAAAGATATCTTGCCCAACGTGCGAAACTAGTAAACATAGAAAAGGCGATACTTCAATACAAATAAACCATTCAGAGGGGTTTGGTAAATGCTTTAGATGCGAAAGTTTAACCTTTAGAGAAAGTGAAAGTAAAAAAGTAAAGGATAAAGAATATAAATTACCTGTTCAAACTTGGAAAAATTACACTAATTTATCTGACAAAATGGTGAGATTTATAGAGGATACTAGAAAGATAAACCAAAATACTTTAAAGGCTTTAAATGTTACTGAGGAATTATTTTACCAACCAAAACAAGGTAAGGAGGTAAATAATATTGTTTTTAACTATTTTGAAAAAGACGTTTTAGTTAACAAAAAGTATAGAGATGGTGCTAAAAACTTTATGCAATCTGCTGGCACTCGTTCTATATTTTATAACATAAATTCTGTTATTGGTGAGAAAGAAGTTTGGATTTGCGAAGGAGAATTTGACGTTTTAGCCTTACATCAAATAGGGATTAAAAATGCAATATCAGTTCCAAATGGTGCAAATGATAACGATGATTACTGGTTAAATTCTAAGGAATATTTAAAAGACGTAAAAAAATTCATTATTGCGGTAGATAATGATGAAAAAGGAAATGACTTAAAAGAGAAGATTGCGCAACGTTTAGGACGTTATAGGTGTGAGTATATAGAATTTGTAAATAAAGACGCTAACGGCGACCTAATAGGGCAAATTTTGCATGATACAGTTAAAAAGCGTAAACGATTTCCAGTAAGTGGAACATTTAGCGTTTCTGAACTAAAAAAAGGCATATTAGAACTCTATGACAATGGTTTGCCAGATACCTTAAAACCTAAGGCATATTATTTTAGACAATTTAAAGAATGCTTTTCAGTTATGCGTGGGCAATTGACTACGGGAACTGGTATTCCTTCACATGGAAAATCAAACTTTACAGACTGGCTCGCACTAAATTTAATAAATGATTATGATTTAAAAGGATCTTGGTTTTCGCCAGAACATTCTCCTATGGCACTTTACCAGACTAATTTAATGGAGAAAGTGATAGGTCGTAACTTTTGGAAAGACAAAGAAACAACGCAAGGAACTGCACCAAGAATTACACGTGATGAAATAGATAAATATGAGGAATGGGCAAATGAAAAAATATACTTAACAGGTGCTGAAGGCGACACCTTACCTACCTGGGATTGGTTGCTTGAAAAGTTTAAAGAGCAAATGATTTCTTTTGGCATTGATATATTTGTGATTGATGCGTTTAATAAAGTACTTTTGCCAAATGGAAACAAGATTGACCAGATTAACATTGTGTTAACTAAACTCACACACTTTGCACAATCAAATAATGTTTTAATTATATTAGTAGCTCATCCTACTAAAATGCAAAAAAACGAAGCAGGAATTTATAACGTTCCAGATTTGTACAGTGTTAGCGGTTCGGCTGATTTTAGAAATCAAACTCATAACGGATTCTCGATTTACCGAACATGGGCGGACGTGGAAAATAATATAGAGAATACTACCACGTTTTATAATATGAAAACAAAGTATAATTTTCAAGGGGATATAGGTTCGAGCGTGGAATTTAATTACTCTGAGGTTAACGGGCGTTATTACGAGAAAGATACCGATGAACCTTTATTTAGTTTAATTGATATTAGCGAAGAGTATATGAAAGAAAAAGAAATATTGCCGGTTATAACTGTAAAAGAAGCGTTTGATATTGAAGATTGCCCTTTTTAAATGTTAAAGTTTTGGTAGTTACAAAAAAAGATTATAGATTTGTTAATATAAATAATAATTTAAACAGATAGATATGAAAAAGTTTTTTAATAGTACAATTGGTAAGTGTTTTTTATACACATTGTTGTCTGTAGGTGTTTTTGTGATGCACTATGGTATAATTTGGTTTATACAAGATGACTTTAATTGGATAGATTTAAGTGAAAAAACAGGTAGGATAGCTTTAGTTGGTCTAGTAACTGTAGATATTATAATGGCTTCTTTAATAAGTAAATTAGTAATCGATTAAAAACAAAAACATTATTTACAACTTATGCGTGTATAGTTTGTTATTTTTGCCAACGTGCATGTATATTAAAAGTATGTGAAGGTTATGTAGCTAAGCCTATAAATAAGCGGTTAAACCGTAGTGAATACGGACTTTGTCTATGTAACTAAAGCACATATTTTTAATATACGGTGTTGTTAACTTTTAAAAATTATGGGAAGAAATAAGCACGTAAAAAAGAAATGGCATACACAACAAAATAAATCGAATATAAATTTATGTGGTTGTTATCTTTGTGTAGGTACTGACTATATAGAATGGCTAAGACTTAAATATTTTGTAAAGCTAAAACATAGTAAACAAGATATAAGTGATTTTTAATTGTTTACAACTTATTTGTGTATGGCAAGGTTTTGTCGCAAATATAGTATAAATATGCGACAATATTTTAATATAAAACTTTGATATACACAGTGTTATGTGCCTTTTTAGGCTTGTAGTATAGCGCAAATCACAGACCTTATAAACGAGAGTGAAATTGCCAACAAACACGATGTTGGATGGTAGGCGACCAACAGCGCTATATTACACATAACGTATGCGGTTAAGGTTAGTTGCGTGAATAATTAATAAATTAAATATGGACTTAAAAAAAATATTAAAAAAAGCATTTGATGCTGGTTATAACACTTCATTAATGTATAATAATTTAGGAGATAAAGCACACAAGGATTTCCAAGAATTTTATAAAAAAGAAGTTAACGAGCAATTAACTTATTTGTGTATGGAATATTGCGTGTAAGTTAACGAGGACTTTCGCACGTAAAAAGATATAATTAATGATAAAAAAGCAATGAGCATTAACGGAATTAGCAATTTTTTATACGCAGTGTTAGTTGCTTTTATTTTAAAAAACCCGTTATTTTTGCAAAAAATAAAACCCAATATGATAAACATTACGAATGAATGCAACATGGAGTTGATGAAACGTTACGAAGATAACTATTTTGATTTAGCTATTGTTGATCCGCCTTATGGAGGTAATGATGCAATAGGATTAAAAGATAATAAAAAGAAAGGAAAACAAGCTACAAAAAGAACTAATTATAATATTTTTAAAAATGTAGCACCTACACCTGAATATTTTACAGAACTTAAAAGAGTTAGTAAAAATCAAATTATATGGGGTGTAAACTTTTATAATAATTATGATTTATCTGGGGGTCGTTTAGTTTGGGATAAAAAAGGCACTGCATTTGGTAGAGCAGAAATGGCTTATTTATCTATGACAAAAAGCGTTAATATTTGTGAAATTATTTGGAATGGGATGATTCAGCACGATATGAAAAATAAAGAAATAAGACAGCACCCAACTCAAAAACCCGTAAAACTTTATGAATGGCAATTAATGAACTACGCAAATAAAGGAAATGGATTAATTGAAGATCTAAACGGTTTACGTAATTTTAGAGTACTTGACACTCATTTAGGGAGTGGTTCTATTGCATTAGCATGCCATAATTTAGGTTTTAATTTAACTGCTTGCGAATTAGATAAAGAATATTATAACGCAGCTTTAAAACGCTTAAAAGAACATCAACAACAGTTAACAATGTTTTAATTCCCACGTAGATTTGAGCGCAACCGTGGCGGGTTTTTTAAAATAATTGCTACTAACGTATTTGTGTAAGGAAAGTAAAGATTAAATAATTAATAAATTTTATAAAAATGAATACAAAAGAAGAGATTAGTAAGTTAATATACAAAAACAGTATAGATACAGGAGATGGTGTTTTAATAGACTATAAAGAAATACATAACTTAATAGGTAAGATAGATGCTTTATTTTCTTTACACGGTGTTGTTAAATCGTTGCCGAATAAAGAATTAATGAACTTTGATGCTTGGTTGGAGTTTTTAAAATGGGAACAAGTTGGCAATAGTTACGTTTATAAGCAAGGTAATAGGTACAAGGATGCAAACGAGTTGAAGCAAATACACAATACCTACTTGAATATATAGGCTATGTTTTACAACGTGCTAGTGTATGGTTTGCAATTTTTAAATGTTAAAGTTTTGGTAGATTGAGAATAATGTTATAGATTTACAAAAAGATTAAGTAAAGCGATTAGCAATTGTAAATTATACACGTTGTTGGGATTAGTTAATAATTAAAAATAAATAAAATGGAGGAATTAAAAAAATATGAATGGATAGAGTGGTGTGGTTGCTATAATTGCGCTGGACACAATGACGATTGCGGATATAGAGATGACTGTGTTACAAGCAAGAAAGTTAAAGTGACTGATTAATTACTGCTAACGTCTCGGCTATGAATTGAAGCCGTGTAACAAATGATTGATTCAAAGAAATAACCTTAATGACGGCTTTTATTTATAGCCATTGTTAGCATTAGTTTTTATTATGAAAATATGGAAATTTAAGTTAGAACACGAAAGAACACAAATTGTTAAAATGCCATTAAAATCTGAAATAATGGATATTCAAATGCAAGAAGATGGAATTACTATGTGGGCATTATGCGACCCTGACACGAAAGAAATTGAAGTTAAAATAAATATGTACGGAACTGGATGGGAAACACATAGTAATAATATGATAAAAGATGATTATTTAGCAACAGTACAGCAAGGAGGGTTGGTTTGGCATTTCTTTATGAACCACGAAATTGATTTGTAAATTAATGCTAACGTATTTGTATATAAATTGAAGCGTGTCTAAAAAAAAATAATAAATAAATAAACAATAAATAAAATTAGTTAAACAATTGATTCATAAGTAAATAATTAGTAGCTTTTATTTATATACGTTGTTATTTAACGTTTTTTTTAAAAGGCCATTATTTTTATTTAAAAATAAAATGCGTAATAATTAGGTTTTTATGTAAGTTTATACTTATATTTGTAGTGAGATTAAAAACAAACATTATGACTTTAGATTTTTACACAGAATTAAAAAAAGAAATAGAATTAAGATTAGATAAAGCTGATACTTTAGTAAAATCTTTTCCAAGAGGCCAAATGGGATTAGTTGAAATGACTAATGAATTTAGAACTGCAAAAAGAAGTTTTGATATTGTTTTTAATGAGTTAAGAGTTTTAAACAAACATACATCTAACAAAATAAAAAGAGAATATGCAATGAATAAAAGATTTAAAAAATAATGGATATTAAAACACTAAAAAAAGAACTTGGCCTAACTAACAAAACAATGGCCAGGTTTTTTGACATGAGGCCAGAGGTTTATCAGAATAGCACAGCGAAGAAAAGATACGAAAACGCTTTAATTCGTTTTTATTTCCACGTAAAAATGATAACATAAGATTGGTGGCCTTTTAAAAAAAATGTTATATAACGTACCCTTTTAAGGAAAGAAACGAATAAATTAAAACAATAAGTAAAAAATGGGAAAATTAATAAAAGTGCCAAAGAAAAACGAAAATTTACAAGATTATCGTAAAAGATTAGTTCAAAGCCAAAACAATAACCCACTTGTTAGAATTGGTTTATTAAAAATGATAAAGTAGTTTTTTTCTTTAAAAGATGTTGTTAGTTGTATTTGCAAGATACCAGAACCAAGATTAAAAGTAAGTGAAAACGGTACTTATGCATATTGTAAAAAGTGTGCTAAAACTTATTTGCAAATATAACTTACAACGTATTTGTGCATGGTTTGATGCGTAAATTTAGCAAAAAGCTGGTAAATAAACAAAACTTTTACCTTATCGAGGTTTTTCCAAAATGGAAAAAAGCAAGCATTAAATTATGCACGGTGTTTGCAAAAGTTTTTTATTCAGATTATTAATTAAATACAAATATTATGAAAGCAAAAAAATTATATTATTCAGAAAAAGATTCAGTAAATCCTAGAGAATTTGATTTAAAAGACTTTGATTATTTATTTATAGAAGATTTTTTAGCGAGTTTAAAGCAATTAGACGATAGAAAAACTGTTTATTTATTATCTTATGATTTGATTTACAATGAATATTCTGGGACAGAGCCTATTTATGTAGATAGTGACAATTATTTTATTATTGATTTATTAGAGGGTTTATTTAATAAAGAAAATATTGATATTCATTTACAAGAATATGAAAGTTATGAAGATGCTTATAAGGTAGCTTTAAGTATGAGAGAGCTTAACCCACTTTGTTATTCAGATGCGAGTGAGTAAATTTTTGCCAACGGATTTGTACAAGTAAAGTAAACGATTAAAAAAAATAGAGGTATGTCGGAAATACCGACAACCCACAAATAAACAATGAACAACGGAAAGCGAATAGTAGTTTATTTTCTTTGTACGTTGTTGTTAAAAGTTTAAATTATGATATACATTACACAAATACACGATGAACAATGGGATATGGTAGAAGTTAGCAATGTTTGGGAATGCGATAAAGCTAATATAAAAGACTTGTATATGAAGTTTTTGTTAAGTGAGGCAAATAGTAAAAATATAGTTATTAATGAACACTGGTTTAATATAATGAATTTTGAAAATTGGCATAAACACTTAACAAAAGCGGTTTATAAGCAAAAAAAAAAAGAATGGAATAAATTTTTAAAAAGTAATAATGTTGACTGGTTTATAGAGGTTAAATTGCTTGGGAAAAAGGTAAGCTATCAAGAACTTAATATTTAAATTTTTTACAACTTTACAGTATATGGAAATTAGGGGTATAAGAATTATAGAAATGTTTAATATTGCAAACACTTTAAAGAAATGCAATCGAGCCATTATAAGCTATGCAACCCCTATTTTTTATATACATTGTTATTGTTAGTGTGTGGCAAGCGTAGGTGTGTCTACCTGCGGAGGTCTTATTTTAAGCTGTGGTGCTAGCCGAAAAGCACAGACCTTTTGAGCCACATATTAACTCTAACGTACCCTTTTAAGGAAAGTGCTGACTAAATTAAACTATAAGTTAAAAAATACAAAATGAACGAAAAAAAAGTTATAGAAATACTAGAAAATAAATATGGATGGATAAATCTTTCGGAGGCTAAAGGCTTATTAAAAGAATTGCCAAAAGATATTATGAATGCAACTATTGAAGCATTTTCTTTAAAAGATGTTGTTGCAAGTTTTAAGTGTAGAAAAGAAGAAATATTTGGTGAAGATAAGTGTAAAAAAGAATGCGAGGATTGTTTAGAATATTACAAAAGTAATTAAAATTTGTTACAACTTTGCAGTATAATAAATGAAACGTATAAATAAACAATATGAAAATAGAAATAGAAATAATTAAAGGTTTTTGTTGGGGTGACGAAGTTATAAAAATAGTAAAAAGTAACGGGGAGTCACTGCACATATTTAACGAGGAAGCGATTAGTTTCTTTACAAGCGATGAATAGTTTTTTTTATTATACGCTGTTAGACCAAGTGATTTTTTACAGTAAGTTTTAGATAAAGAATTAAGACGCTTTAATTTAAAAGCAAAGAGTTAGCTAGTTAAAAATTATTTGGAATTAACAATTATTATAACAAGTAAACGTATTACAATACCATGAAAACACTTGCACATACTAAGGTTATAAGAATAGACGAAGAAATGCTAAATACTTTTAAAAACATGAAATCTTTAAATATAGACGTAGGCAAATTTATACGAAAAGCGATAACAGAAAAATTAGAAAAAGAGCATAAATATTTTAAACCAAAAGAAATAGAAGATAGTTTTTCTATTCGATTAAAAAAAGCTATATTAGCGAATAATTAAAAACATAAAAAACATGAAAAACGTTAGATGGTTAAATAAAAAAGAAGCAGATTTACTAGGTTTTAAAGTGAAAGAAAATGATGGTAAAAGAAATCAAAATCGATACTCAGTAGAAGAAGAAGATTGGGAATTTATACAAGCAAAAAGAAGCGCTCCTAATAAACGTAAATTTGTAGAAACAATACAAAAATTAGACAAAGATGGTAACTCCATTTCAACTGTTAAAAAATTACAA